AGAACATGCTGAGATGCTCTCACAGCTAAAAGAGCAAACTCAGACATCCACAATGAGCAAAGCCCTGCTCAAAGGTGGTTACGATGCTTTGAAGTATAAAGAGTTGTACCTAGCAGAACGTAAGAAGAACGAGAAACTTAGAGATGAACTATATAACCATTCTGAAGCAATACGTGATTACGTAGGGGCACTCGACAGTTTACGAGAGCTTATAAGGTAGAATGGGCATCGCCCCGACCGAAGGGAGTCACCGAGATATAAGGAGTTGCGTAGCGACGACGAGGCACCAAGCCGCCCACCTTAGCAAAACCTAGCCTCATCACTTAATCGGCGCGGTTAGCAGCCCAAAGCCATTTGGATGCTGCCGCCCTCCTTCCTGCTAGACCAGCCTTGCAGAGACTAGCCACACCAAAGGCGAGTTAACCTACTGGAACGCTATATACTTTCAACGTCAAAGCTTTGCGAGTGTCGAGCAATGCTTGCTCTTCTTTTATGGGTCATCTCCGACGGACGCGCGGAGCAAGTGAGGACGGGCTAGGACGATTGCGCGACGTGCGGCGGGAGGTCAAACCCCCGAATCTGTATTACGGGGGTAAATTCCTACTTCTTGTTATGTGTTTCAGGATATTATCTGAGCTAATGAACACAAAAAATCAACTTTAAGTACCGTTGTTTTTTGGCTAGTGTACAATGCAGACATAACAGGTTGATAAAGACTTATAGAATGCCACTAACAGAACTTAGAAAACTTATAACCCGATTCAAGCAACAGAAAGATGATGCTCCCATCGCGTTAGGAGATTCTAACTCGAGAACGTTTGCCTTACATGAGCTTCTAGACATGTGTAGTCAAGATATTCATTTGTTCATCATGTTTGATAGGAATGGGGAAAGTGAGCTATTTGAAGCTTTGGCGGATGAAGTTACGAGCCGCAAAATGTCTAAACACCTAGATTTAGCCTCCGTTCACATAGCAACAAATGTCACTCTCTCAACTAGTCAGGTGGTTGTAATGATCGTATTAGAAACTGAAGTTCAAAACGTCAATGTTAAAACGTTAACGCTCCGTCACTTCGCAGTGTCTCACGTTCCAGCTTTCAAACTTTGTTACATCACTACAACTGACATCTTTGAAGAAGTCGTCGTTCCTTTCAATCACTTTGGCTACTGCATTAGCACATTCGAAAACAACCAAGAGTCCTTTAGTTACCTCTCGGTTGGCGATTACGAGTTTCGCTTTGAATCTGACGAGCATGAAGTTCTATGTCGTTTCTTAGGCATGACACCTTCAAAAGCGACGGCTTTAGAGGCTCAGTAATCATGAACGAAGCTCAAATCATCTATTACGACTTGCTGCCTGACTACACGGTTTCTGTGTTGGTCAAAGGTTGCGACGAATGGGATTTGCTTAAATCCATGTCTCATCTTGAGTCTTGGGCTTCGTCTCAGTTCGCTTCTTATGAGTTGGTGTCCATCACCAACACGACCGTTGAACAACGTATCAATATGGGGGTGTTCGATGACTACTGCAACTAACATCCTTAAAAGTTTCGATGAGCAAAGCGTTCATATCGACTACCTGTGTTTTACGTTTGCCGTGAAGGATTTACGTCATTGTCACGATGCCTTTCGTCGATTGCACAAGCATGAGGAATACAAAGGCTTTGCCAAATCTGGACTGTTACAGCGTCACTGTCGTGCACCTAAGTTCCCTGCTCCACCTGTGTTTAATCCGACGGTCGCTCAGACTTCCGACGAGATTGATGCGTACAACAAAGCATTTGATATCTGTTATCGCAATTACTTGGAAGACTGCTTGCGCATCTTCACCAACCAAGTGCTTGGTTTGTCGCTGTCAGCACCTCGCGGTTTGGGTTTCCAGTTCTACACCGAATCCATGAAACTGACTTCGCCAGATGGTGAGGACTTCTGCGGCTTCGTTGGTATCGGCGGTAACAATGACACGGTGCATTTCCAAATCAACGGAACGGGATGCAAGCATGTATTTGCCCGTCGTCCTACGTGGTCGCTACATGACTGGCTGACCAATGTACTTGGTGTGCAAACTTTGGCGCGTGTTGACTTGGCCTATGACGATTACGACGGGATTTTTGATTGCGAATACGCTTACAAGGCGTGGCGGGATGACTGTTTCCGCACCGCAGAACGTGGTCGTGGCCCTGTGCTTCATGAAGATATGACCATTGCCAGTATCGGAAAAGACGGCAAACCGATTTACACCAAAGAGCAATACTCGATTGGTTCGCGTACCTCGCGCATTTACTGGCGTATCTACAACAAGGCTCTTGAGCAGAAACTCGCGAACACTGGCCTTGTCTGGTACCGCTCTGAAGTCGAGCTGAAAAAATGGAATGTTGATGTGTTGCTGAATCCAGCTGGCGCGTATGCCGCGCTCAATGATTTTGCTGCGTCAATTTCTACTGCAAAGAAATTCAATACCAAACCTGTCCCGACTAAACGCGCGGCGTTAGACCTGTTGGCCTCTGCGCACTGGATGCGCCGCCAGTACGGGAAAATTCTGAACTCTTTAATCGAATTCCATGAGGGCGACATTGAAACCGTTGTCGGTTCCCTTGTCCGTGATGGAACTAAATTCACCTTCCCCGATACCTACGGCAAGTTGGTGACTCACATATTGGAGACTTAACAAATGGCTAAATCCGTTTTTGTACTTGGCATGGATATCACTTGGAACTCAGCACGTGGCGACAGTGCTCAACTGAACGTGTCACGTCCTCTACGTGAAATCAACTCGGAGAAATTCAAACGCCGCACTATCGGTGAATCGGGTGATGTGAATCCCCAATGGGATCAACCTTTGATGATTGACCATGAATATGCCCTGCTTCTTGAGCGCACTGGTGCTCTTGTTCCTCGCCGCGAATACCAATTGCGCTTGGAGATTAATCCAGAAGACCCATTAGCGGGCGCTATCGTGACTGAGCTTATTCCAGTCGACCAAGAAATTAAGAAGCACTTCGAGGCTTCAATGAAACCCGTTCAAGGCTAAAAAATGTCTGTATGCGTCACCGTCGTTAACCAGTATGGCAATTTGAAAGCAACGAAAACGCCTGTTGCGGATTGCCAAGAATACGTGCTGATTTCGGCGGTGGACTACCAAGAATATAAGGAACCAGTCCTCTTCAACGGTGACTTGTTCCTGTATGTCAGTGGCGTGCTCTTGATCAACATGGTCGTTGGTCACTGGGTGGGTCGTGTTGTTCGCCTTATGAGTAAAAGGTAAATCTTATGAAAAAACTAGAACTTGTTGTAAATAACGTAAAACACGCAGTAGTAAACAAAAAGACCGCAGCTGGCGCTGCTCTTATGGTCGCGTCTGTCTCTCCGGCGTTCGCTGAAGTCGATATCACGGGCGCAATCAACTCTGCGGTATCCGGTGGTCAAGCTAACGTATCACTGGTTGTGGCGGGGCTGATTGGTATGGCTGCACTGGGCTTTGGTGTGACCATGGTTGTTGGCTTCTTACGTCGCTAACGGTTCACCTCTATGCCTCCTTTATCGGGTAATTTACTTGGAGATGTTCTCGCTATCGTTCTAGGTGTTGCCTTTGCGGGGGCATTCCTCCACGGCTTTGTGAGTGGCATCAATACTCACTAATCAACGGATAAAGGGGGCTTCGGCTCCCTTTTTTATTGGTTTTATACAATGAATCACTATCTCCGTTTTTTTATTGTCCTTGTTATTCTATGCGCTAGTCATCATACGTATGCTTTAGAAGCACGTATTAGTCATATGCAAATGAGGGGTTGTGGCTCTCAAGGTGATTGGGTTGACCCTTACAAGGTGAATACTTGTTTTTTGGATACTGGGTATTTCGACTCATGCACATTTGAGAAGACATCATATGCTAATGCTCGCGATCCCTATCAAACAGTTTGTGATAATGGGCTCGGTCTTTCTTATTCTGAGGTTCGTTGTCCAGAAAATAGCGAATTTGACCCTTCAACCTTACGTTGTAAATCGGTTTGTGAATATGGCAAGAACCCTGACGGCACCTGCATGGATGCTTGCCAGTTCAAACAGTCCATTGGTGATACGGTGAAATTGCATTGGCACCCTGCCATATACGGTGAACTGGTGACAGGCGCGTGCTACGGAGACTACGGTGCCACTCGATGCGAAGTGACCAAAAACGAATCCACCATTATTTGTACTGGCGTTCCTGATGGACAGTACACGCCCGACTCTCAATGCTCTCTGCGCTTTGCTTACACTGGACGTCAGTGTGACGGTGGCACACTTTTCTGGGGTGTGAATGGGCCTGATGAACCCATCATTCCACCGGATACGCCAGAAGACCCAACCCATGACCCCGATGACCCAACCGAAGAGATTGAAGACCCAACAGTCCTACCCGATGATTCAACCAACACGGTTAATCCCGGTGTCGTTGATGATAAACCGGATGTAGAAGACCCTGACACGGATGAATCGACAGACACGGCAGTCCTTTCTGCTATTAAAGGGCTTAACGTGGATGTGAACAAAGGCATTCATGATCTTAACGTCGATATCAACCAATCACACGCTGACATCACCAACGCGGTGATTGATGTGAAAGGCTCTTTGGTCGATAACACCCAAGCCATTCAAGAGCAGCAAATCAATGACAACAAGATTTATAACAACACCAAGGCACTCATCCAACAGGCCAACGGCGATATCACTACGGCGGTGAACAACAATACCAACGCCACCATTGGTATTCGTAACGATTTAAAAGGGCTTGGTGATTCAATGGGCGAACTCGATAGCAGCTTAAATGCGATTGAGGGTCTACTGACTGGCTCAGAGTTTGGCACACCTACGGGCACCGCTATCACTGGCGAAATCTTCACGGCAGAAGACTTTGCCAACCTGCAAACCACGATAGATGAAAAAGCCGAATCCATCCAAGGCTATGTGGACGACATCAAAGGCTTAATCACTATCGGCACTAACTTCAACAACGGCACATTAAGCGACAAGTCTTTCAATATCAAAGGCGCAACCGTTGAATCAGGACTACAGCGTTTTGATGCGGTATCGGGCTACGTGCGCCCTGTCGTGCTGTTCATTTGTGCCTTAATCGCCCTTTGGGTTCTGTTTGGTAATCGGAGTAAATAACATGGAATACATCTACTCAGCATTAGAGTTTATTGCCAACATTGGGCAAACCTTTCTCGACTTCTTTGATGTGGCGATTGAATGGATAAAGAACGCGTTTGAATACGGCGCGATGTGGCTTATCTCAGTATGGCTCGATATCAAGATTGCCTCGATACAAATCGCACTCAAGATTGCGCAGCTGCTGCTCGAAGAATACGGCGTCTATACGCTTGTCGAAGACCGCTTTAATGCGCTTCCCTCTGACGTCCGTTATATCTTGACGGAATACGGCGTCACCTCTGGGCTACGTGTCATCTTTGATGCGTTCGCTACGTCTTTAGTTATGCGTTTCTTTAACTGGTGATTGAATGGCTACTTCATTTCGATACGGTCACGGTGGCTCTTACAAATCGGCTTGCGCCGTGTGGTTTGACTTACTGCCTGCACTGCGTGAAGGTCGAATTTGCATTACGAATATTCATGGCATGCAGCCACTTGAAGTGATTGAACAACGCCTTGGTGAAAAGTTTCCAGATACGGCTCGGCTCATTCGCATTAGCTCTCGCAACCCTGAAGGCTTCGAGCTTTGGAAATACTTTTTCTGTTGGGCGCCCATTGGGGCGTTCATCCTCATTGATGAGTGTCAGCAAATCTTCTCGGTCAATGCAGGTTTCAAAATGGCGAACATACACAAGCGCCCTTTCACTGACTTTGAGCCTCACTTACCGGAAGGATTCTCTGAGCTGTTTCACTCTCGTTGGCTAACGATTGATACATCCAGTTTGGACAATGGCGAGATAGACGATTGCCAACGCACACGTTTTGATGAGCAAGGACGCATCATCTATCCAGAGAACTTTAACAACGCCTTTATGGAGCATCGGCACTACAACTGGGACATTGTGTTGCTCACGCCTGACTTTGCTCAAATCCCGAAAGAGTTAAAAGGTGTCGCGGAGTTGGCCAAGCAACATAAGGGGAAAGATGGGATCTTCTTTTCCAACCGTAAACCACGCATCTTGGAGCATGACCCGACTCGAACGGTCACCAAACCAAGCAAAGACGATGTTGTTTATAACCTCAAGGTGCCGCTTGATGTCCACCTACTCTACGCCTCGACCGTCACGGGGCAAATCACTAAATCGGGGCTTGGAAAGAACATCTTTCTTAACCCGAAATTCTTAGCAGCTATGGCACTGGTCGTGCTTTCATTTGGGTACTTAGTTTATGCGCTTATTGGTATGGTTTCTGATTCTGAGACGACAACTGCGGAAGGAACGCAGCTTCATCAAACTTCGCAGCAAAGTGGCGTTTCGACTTCGCAAGGTCAAGCTCGTCCTGGTCAAAGTGGTTCGCCTGGTTCTGTCATGGGTTCTAGTGGTTCTGGCTGTACGGGTTCTGGTTGCGGGAATGAGTCTTATCATGACGTAGGCACCGTTCCTGCGTGGTTCCCACTGGCGAACTCAGAAAGTATCTATGTCTCTGCCGTGGAACGTTGGCACAAAGCCACCTCGATACACGTCAACGTGCATTTTGAGGTTGTCACACCGCGCGGTGTGACTTACCTCGATGACGGATTCCTAAATAAGTTGGGCGTCAAGATGGAATATCTGGACGATTGCCTCGTCCAGCTGTCCCACGGCGCATCCAACTTCTATGTCACGTGTTCGCCGTATGAGCAATATGCACAACGGCAGGAGCAAGATATTGAACTCAAACCTGTTGGCGGTTTGTTTAGTGGAGACGAAACCTAATGAATGAATACGTAACGCATGGACAGCTCGTTGAAATCATCGAACTGTTTGATCATCTAGCAATGCTCAATGCAATCATCATAATCATTGTCTACGACCTATTTCGGTCAGGACTTCGAATGCTTTGTGATTACCTGAGTAAGGAGCGCAAACAATGATAGTCAAGTCAGAAGTATTTAACCGAGTGTTTTTCAACTCACCCTTTGGAGCGTTCGTCTTAGTGGGACCGCCGACATATACACAGTTTCAGGAACGCAAACTGTTTGTTTTGAGGTTTCAGATAGCAGTGAATAAAGCTATTTACGGTTGAGTTCGTTTGCTATCAAAAAACGAACCGGTGCCAGGATTATCGATACAGTTTTGCAATCGAAATCTAACCAGGAAACTTGCTAAAGATAGGTGAAATGATGGCAATTACAATTAGAGATACGCAAGAACATGCTGAGATGCTCTCACAGCTAAAAGAGCAAACTCAGACATCCACAATGAGCAAAGCCCTGCTCAAAGGTGGTTACGATGCTTTGAAGTATAAAGAGTTGTACCTAGCAGAACGTAAGAAGAACGAGAAACTTAGAGATGAAC